ATTCCTTTATTTCAAAATAAAAATTTAAAAGATATTATTACTAGTCCAACTATAGAACGTAAAATTAAAATGCGTTATGCTCCATTAGTTGTTACTACTACAAAAAAAATAGAAGCTGCATATAATAGTTATTTAGCTAGACAAGGAGCTAAAAGTCAAAACTTTTTAGAAAGAGGTTTAGATACAAAATTTGTAAAAAACAAAGCATATATGACACCTAAAGAATTTAGACAAAATATTTGGGAATATAAAATGGGTCAAAGATATGGAACTCAAACAGTATTTGATGAAGATGTAATTACTGCATCAAAAGCTATTGATGATTTTTATAAAACAATAGGTAAAGAATATGACACTTTAGAAATACCACAAAAAGCAATGCAAGGACATATTAATTTTTTACAAAAAATTTTAGCTAAAACTAAAAATCGTAAAAAAAGAGAAGATTATATTTTGCAAATTGCTAAGATGGAAAAACGATTAGAATACGTAAAAAAAAATGGATCATTAATAGATAATTATATTAATGTTGTATATCGTAGAGATGTTATTGAAGCTAACTTTGATAAGTTTGTAAAAACTTTAGGTATGGCTTTACGAGAAAGAAATCCAGCAATTACACAAGATGAAATATTAGATATTGCAGAAGGATTTAAAGGATATCAACCAGTAATAGCTATGCCTAATTTAGCAGATGAATTAAAAATAGCTGCTGGTAAAGGAACTTCGGCTGACATTGATGGATATATAGAAAAGATAAATAAAATATCTAATAGGTTTAAACAAAGAACAATAGATATTGATTACAGACATTTATCAAAAGAAGGTTTTATTGAAACAGATACACAAACATTAAATAAAATGTACTTTAATCAAACAATTCCTGATATTGAAATTACTAAAGCATTTGGTGATCCTATGGGATTTGGTACAAATTATATTCCTAAACAAAATCAAATGGGAATACAACAAATTGCTGAAGTATATGATGAAATGATTATAGCAGCTAAAACTCCTAAACAAGCTGAAGCATTAGAAATACAAAAAAATAAAATTTTAAAAGATTTAGATGCTGGTATACATTTATTAAGAGGCACTTATGGTTTAGCAGAAGATCCTAATAGATCTGTTAGCAGAGGTATTAGATTAATGAAATTATATAATGCTATGACTATGCTTACAGGAATAGCTCAAACAGTAGATATAGCTAGATTAGTAATGATTAATGGTATGGGTAAATCTTTTAATATTTCTTGGGATTTATTAACAAGTGGTTACTTTAAAGAAATATATAAAATGAATTTAAAAACTACTCAACTTGGTGGTGAATCTTTAGATATGTTTGCTAGTACAAGAGCTATGGCTATGTATGGTTTAGATGATGCTTTTGGTGTTTTTAATAAATTTGAACGAGCAGCTAGTAGTATGGGTAATTTATATTTTACCTATTTAAATTTATCTAACCCTTGGAATACAGCAGTAAAAAATATTGCTTCCCTATATAATGGAACAAGAATATTTGATACAATAGAAACACAAATACTTACTGGTAAAATATCTAAAGTAAATATGGCTAGACTAAGAAGTATGGGTATTAGTGATTCTATGGCAAAAAGAATATACAAACAATATACTAAATACGGTTATGGAAAAAATGCTAGGAAATGGAAAGAAAATGGAGATACATATAAATCATTAAGAGTGGCTAATTCTGACGAATGGGTAGATAAAGAAGCTGCAGAAGTTTATCATCAAGCAATAGGTAAACAAGCTAATATTGATATTGTTACTCCAAGTAAAGGTGATGTGCCATTATGGGCAAATACAGAAATAGGTGGCATGCTTACACAATTTAAAAAATTTGGTATGGCTGCTACTCAAAGAATATTACTTAGAGGATTACAAGAAAAAGATGCTAATTTCTTTAGTGGAGTATTATTATTAATGGCAGCTGGTGCTGGAGTAGATGCATTTAGACAAAAAGCATTTAATAGAGATTATAGTAAAAAACCTACAGGTCAAAAAATTGTAGATGCATTTGATAGATCAGGATTAGGTGGTATTTATTCTGATATTAATAATGCTATTGAAAGATTAGGTAATAATGAAATAGGACTAAGACCATTATTAGGTGCTAAAAAACCTTATGGAACATATAGAGATATATTTAATAATCCAGTACCTGATGTACTTGGGCCTACTGCTAGTCAAATAGCTAATATATCAGATATTATGTGGACTTGGGGTAGTGGTAAGTACAATCATCACACAGCAAGGAATGTGCGTAGACTTTTACCGTTTCAGAATGTATGGTTTTTAGATTCATTATTTGACGAGATAGAACAAAAAGGACTAAGATGAGTATAACGATATCGGCAACTGATCCAAGAATACAATATACTGCAAGTAGTGGTCAAACTACATTTGCTGTTCCATTTGAATTTTTTGCTGACGCTGATTTACAAGTAAAAAATACTAATTCTGGTGGAGTAGATACTACTCTTACATTATCTAGTAATCCAACTACTGTAGTACAATACTCAGTAAGTGGTGCTGGAGAAACAGGTGGTGGTAATATTACTTTAGGATCTGGTGCTACTGCTGGTGATAAATATACAATTACTAGAAATTTAACAGTATCAAGAAGTACAGATTTTCCTAGTTCTGGTGTATTCCCAATAGAAACACTTAATACAGAATTAGATAAAATTATTGCTATGATACAGCAAAAAGGAATTGATATTAATTTATCTCCTAGAGCTTCTTCTACTACATCAACAGCGTATGGTTTAACATTCCCAGAGCTGGTCGCAAATAAGTTATTAACTGTAAACAGTGCTGGTAATGCATTAGAATTTTCACAAGAAATAGGTAACTATAGAGGTAACTGGGCAGCAAGTACAGCATATGTTCAAAGAGATCTTATCAAAGATACAACGAATGGTAATATATATATAATTAATACCAATCATACCTCAAGTGGATCGCTACCTATCTCAACTAATGCTAATGCTTCTTATTATGATTTAATAGTAGATGCAGCTAGTGCTACTTCATCAGCAAGTGCGGCAGCAGCTAGTGCTACAGCAGCAGCAAATTCAGCAACAGCTGCGGCAACATCTGAAACAAATGCAGCGACTAGTGAAACTAACGCTGGAACATCTGAAACAAATGCGGCTACTTCTGCTACTACTGCAACTACACAAGCTAGTGCTGCAGCAACATCAGCAAGTAACGCTTCAACAAGCGAAACTAATGCTGCTACATCTGCATCTAATGCTTCAACAAGTGCTACTGCGTCAGCTTCTAGTGCAACAAGTGCTGCAAACTCGGCAACTACAGCAACAACTCAGGCAAGTGCTGCTAGTACCTCTGCAACAAACGCAGCTACAAGTGCTACCAATGCTTCTACGTCAGAAACTAATGCAGCAGCTTCTGCAACAACTGCTTCTACTCAAGCTAGTAATGCTAGTACTTCTGCAACTAATGCGGCTACTTCTGCAACAGCAGCTCAAACTGCTCAAGCAGCAGCAGAGGCAGCAGCCGATAATTTTGATGATACATACTTAGGTGCTAAAGCTAGTGATCCTAGTGTGGACAATGATGGTGACGCTTTGACAACAGGTGATTTATATTTTAATACAACAAGTAACGAGTTAAAAGTTTATAATGGCAGTTCATGGCAAACTGCCGCAGTAGATGCAAGTAGTTTTGCTTCTGCTGGTTTTGCAATAGCCATGGCAGTTGCTTTATAAGGAGATATAATGGCACAAAATTTTAGAAGATTTACTGGTAATGATATCGGTGCTTCGCCATCAACTATTCTCACAGCTGATTCTTATGATACCATAGTAGGTATTCATGTAACCAATATTCATACATCTGCAATTAATGTTGATGTATATATAAATGATGGTGCTAATGATATTTATCTAGGGAAAAGTATGCCAATCCCTGTAGGTGGAGCTTTACAAGTTTTAGGTACAGGAAAAGTAGTCGTACAATCTGGTGATGCATTGAAAATAGTTTCAGATACAGCTTCAAGCGTTGATGCTTGGGTATCTTGTGTAGACGCAATAAGTACATAATATGGGATATATAGGAGCACAACCAGCAACTAACTTTGAAACAGTTAGAAAACAGGTATCTACAACAAATAGTAGAACAACTATTACGTTAGATTTTGCTGTTTCTAGCGTTCAAGATATATTGGTAACAGTTAATGCTGTTGTTCAAAGTTATGATAATTATAGTGTAAGTGGCACAACACTTACTCTTGGTGGTACTCTTAATAATGATAGAGTAGAGATCTTATATGTAGGCAGAACATTTCAAACTGTTACTCCAGCAGTCGGAACAGTAACCAATGACATGCTCTCAGGAAGTATTACAGCAAGTAAACTATCTTCAACAGCAGTAGATAACACTAATACAAATTCTACATTAGTTACAGGTCAAACAGCGATTACTTCTTTAGCCGATACTGATAAGTTTTTAGTATCTGATGCAAGTGATAGTGGTAATCTTAAATATATAGAAAACCAATATTTAGGTGGTGGTGCTATGGAATTATTAAGCACTGCTTCAAGAACAAGTGGAACTGCTGCTCAAGTTTATATGACTGATTTTATGGATAATACAAAATATATTTCTTATATTGCTCATTGTAGTTTTAAAAATGAGGGTAATGGAAATAGCCAATTTTTTAATTTTACTTCTTCTGGTGGTA